GTAATAGGCTTTCCAGTCTGTCTCTTTTGTAATAGTCTTCTTTTTAGAAGATCTCTTATCTGTAATTAGTGCTAGTTCTTTTTTCCCTAATAATTTTCTAGTTACCGATATTAACTGCTTTCTTCCTAAATACTTTTTTCCTGTAGGGGTATGTGTAACTTCGTAGATAAACCCGAATGTGTGTTCGGGCATATCTGTAAGTTCTTTTATTTGTTGTTGTTTATAAAACCACATATGTTTATCTTACTTGTGTAATGGTTGTTATAATGGATGGTATTCCTGGAATATTTCCTGTAGCGGTTACGGCTTCAAATACAGTATTTGCTGCACCACTTTGCCACACTACTTCGAGATAATCTCCAGCTGATAGAGATTTTACATAATTCCAAGCAGGAATATATCTCTTTCCGTTATCAGTATCTACCCTAGTTGCTGAGTCGGTTATATTTACTCCGTTTCTTTTAAACCAGATATAAACATCTGTTCCTGCTGGTGTATATAGTTGTACTGAGAATTGTAAGTTATAAGTTCCATTATTTGCAACTGTAATTCTACTTCCACTTACTATACTTACCCCAATAGCTTCATCTGTTGTTCCAAGTGCAAATGAGTGTGATACGTTTGCAGATCCCGATTGTGAAAAGTTGTGCTGAAATGCTCCGTAATTATACTGCTTATTTGCTCCATAGTAAAAGTCACTTCCACTTGCTACGGTAACTGATCCCGACATTATAGTTACTCCTGTTATCGTGTTTGATCCTGAAAGTGTATGTGTTCCTGTAAAGACTGTTCCTCCTGTTGAAATAAGTGAACCGGTAATTTGTACTGATCCAGTTATCTGCACAGACCCTGTAACTACTTCTATTGCTCTATAATCAGTTACACCGGTTAGTGTTGGATTGATATAAAGACCTCTTGCTATGTTTGTCCCTGAAGAACTTACAAAATTGATACTATTACTTACATGTAGTGCATTCATGGTTAGGTTAGTTGAACCTGATACTGCATTCCAGTTTCGTGCAAATTTTACAAAGTCTTTAGTGTCATTACCAATTGCTACAGTGTTTGTTGCATTGCCAATTACAATTTGTCCAACGTTTCCGTTTGCTTCACTTAAAATAATTCCTTGATTGCCCTGTATTGTTAGGTTACTTGTACCAACATTGCCTACTGTATTTGGTGTGCCTAGGGTTGATGTGGCTGTAAAGCTCATTCCTCCATTAATATTCTGAGTACCTAATATATTTACCGATCCTGTTACTGTATGAGTACCTCTTACTACTAGTGAATTTGATACCAGTAATGACCCTGTAAATTGATGAGTATCGTCGAGTGTATTTCCAAAAATATGAGATCCTGATAGATATGATTCTGTTACATAGTATACTGATGTTGATACGATGTATTGCTGTGCAGTTATGTTTCCTAACGAAACAATATCTCCTGTTGTATATATTGATCCTGTTACTTGAAATGTACTTCCTGATGCAAATACTAAGTTAGATCTATTTGCAGAATTGATTCCGTTTCCTATTATAAAAGCTGAATCTGCTGAAGATGTCTGGTTGTATCTTCCTTGTACGTGTTGATATCTTCCTAATGCTATAGTATATAATCCTTCTGCATGAGATCTACTCCCTGATGCTATAGTGTTACTACCTTCTGCATGAGACCATTCTCCTATTGCTTGGGTAGAGAATCCTTCAGCATGTGATCCTGTTCCTATTGCTTGAGCATTATCTCCTTCTGCATGTGAATTTGGCCCTAATGAGGTTGTACCTGTACCTTCAGCATGTGAATAGTTTCCAGTTGCAGTTGTTCCGACTCCCTCAGCATGTGAATAGTTTCCAGTTGCAGTTGTGCTGATTCCCTCAGCATGAGACCATTCTCCTATTGCTTGAGTCTCACGCCCTTCTGCGTGTGATCCTTCTCCTATTGCTTGAGTACTGTATCCTTCTGCGTGTGAAAGATCTCCTATTGCTTGAGTAGCGTCTCCTTCAGCATGAGACCACTCTCCTATTGCTGTAGCATATAGCCCTTCTGCATGTGAATTTGATCCTGATGCTGTGCTTCCAAATCCTTCTGCATGAGAATTAGCACCTGATGCTCTAACGTTACTACTTCCTTGAGTAAAGGATCCTGTAATCTCTACATTACTATTTCTAGCAATACCTCCTCCTGGTATATCTGTCCACTTTGATGCTGATGGTATTATAAAACTTGCCGAGGTTGGTACTTGTCCTATTGTAGCACTTCCTGTGGTAAAGAAGGTTAATACTTGTCCTGTAAGAGATGAGGAGTAGTACATTGATGAAAAGTTTCTATCTACTTGGGCGTGTGAGAGTGCTGATCCTGTTACAGCTCTTAAAGTTATTGCCATTATATGTCTATTTTAACTATTATTGTCATATCTGTATTTGCTGGTTTTGGTACTGGTTGTCCCATTTTTGCTACTGCTATTAACTGGTTTGCATCGTTGTATAAACCCACTGTTGTAATGTATGGTTGGAATTCACTTCCTGTGATATTATTTTTTCTTATACCTGTCTGATAGCTACTAGATACTGCAAAAAGAGTTCCTTCGTTATCGTAAGTTGTCTGATATGAACTTGTTAGACTACTTGGGTTATATGTAGTATTAAATTCAGATTCTCTAATTTTACAGTGGTAATTATGTGTAAAGATCGGTAAGCTTGATTGCCAGTTTAGTACTAAATTTTCCCTAGTATTACGTGAACTTCCTCCTGCTCCCCACATATTTTGTAACACTGTACTATATGAGCTATCTGTAATATTTATTATTCCGTGAGGATATATTATATCTCCTACATACTGTCTTGGATTACTTCCACTAACATATATTCCTCCTTCTCCATCATCGTCTAGTCCTAGTGTATCTACATTCTGTACTATTAAAGGGTCATCTGTGTACAGTTCCTCCATATATGATGCACTAACATACCTCGACTGCTGTACCTGGTTTACGTAGAAACTTAAGCCTACTCCTGGTGTCATGTTAGTCCCTATTATATCTCTAGGAAGCGATACTAAGAATGATCCTTCTACTAGATTTCTAGTATCTGGGTTATTTAATGTCGTCTGTTCGTAGTAGTCGAATGAATGTGAAACAATACTTCCTGAGAGTTTAGTTGGGTAGTACAGCTGCTTTATACTGCTGTAGTAACTCCCCGTTACATCTCTCATTATTTGTATGCCTAAGTCCTCAAACTGACTACCAGATACTTCCCATGTTTTGTGAGCAGTATAGGTTGTTATGTATGCGTCTTGTTTGTTTAATTTTTTGTAAGCACTCATTCATTAATAGTCAAGTTTGATTCTTACTAACGCTTCTTTTGTAAAATCTTTTAATAAAGGTCTAGATAATTTTGCTACTCCTAGTAGGTCGTTATTATCGTTATACATACCTACTGTAGTTATGTAACTTTGTGGTGTATTCACCATTACATCCCATCTTAGTTCTCCTGATCCTGTTATATTTGAAGGGTTTGTAGAGTAGTTAAATTCACTATTTCTAACTCTAACAAATACGTAGTTTGATGATATTGTCTCTTCTGACTGTAGTGTAAAACTACTTCCTGTTGAAATAATCTGAAATAAGGTCTGATTATTTAAAGAAGATGTTGCATTGCTTGTTTCGTTAATAGGAATTGCTAAACCTCCTGATGCGTAAGGTGCTGCTAATGCATCTCCGTTTAGAATAATTACCCCTACATCTGGTAGAAATTTACCGTAAGAACCTGAATTAAATGTATGACCTGTTGTGTTGAACGTTGTATTTACTGTAGCAGATGTACCTATTCCTGATCCGCTTACTATGTCGTAAACTCTTCCAGCATCTGTATATGAAACTGTAGTTTGAGTTGTACTATTATCAATTAAGCTTATTCTATTTGATCCTGATCCTATTACTAAGTTTAGAGATCCTGCTTTTAGTCTCTCTTTATATCTTGATCTGTTTACTGTTATTGCATAAATAGATTTTGGTGTGGCAGTTCCGAAGATAAAATCTGTATCCTCGTCTCCGTTGATTAGTGTTCTATACTGTCCGTAAGTTATTGCTGAAGGGGATTTTCCTACTATGTTTCCAATATTTCCTGAACCACTTCCTAAACTATTTCCATATGCAATAGAAAATTGAACTGCTGCATTACTTGCATCAGAACCAGTTTGGTAAATATTATAATAATACCTACCCGTACTGCTGACTTGTGATGAGTCTGTAAAAAATCCTGTTAAGGTATTCACTTGTCCTGTCCAAGCTGGTGCTACTACTAATTCAGCACTAATTGATATGTCTTCTGGGTCTAATCTCTTAAATGCCATTGTTATTGATTTACTTTTATAATTGTTACCGGTATTGTTACTCTAGCTCCTGAATCTCTACCTATCACTGTTAAAGTTGTTTGTAGTGTCTCGTTTGCTCCAAACAGTGTATTAATTGTTGTTGCTGTAATATTAATGGATGTTCCTATTACTGTTTTAGATACATTGGTACCTAGTGTTGTTGTCGAGTTTAATGCTACTGCTTCTGTTGTATTAACTCCTACTCCATTAAACGTATTTGTAACTCTAGCATCGGCAAGAGTTGCAACGTACCCTGATGATTCGAATGTCTGTGTTGCTCCTAGGTAGTTTAGTGTTTGTGGAGTTACTGCTAATGATGCTCCTTGCTTTAGTCTAATAGCTGCAAATCCTAGATCTAGTATCGGTAACTTAGCTGTACCTCTTGGTAGAGTTGTAAGTTTATACTTCATAATCTGAGTTTCATCAGGAAATGCTTCGAGAAGAGGCATTGCTTCAATAGCTTGACCGAAATATGCAGATCCTGATGGGTGATCTGGATTGTATAATGTATAGTCAATCTCATCATCTGCTAAAGCAAATTGTGTTATTTTAAAAGATCCATCACCTCTTGCAAGTAGTTCTCTACCTTTTTTTGTTAAAATTGCATCTACAGTTACCACTGCATTACTTAAGTATCCCATTTTCTTGTATGTTTATATTTTATAAATAGTTATATTTCTGTTAATTGGAAGTTACGAAAAACTTCCTGTGTAAACAAACCCTAAAGGATCTGTGTATGCTATATCACTTGTTTGTCTAATCTGTACTTTTCCTCTACTTACTGTCTGTAGTTTGTTTCCTAGTAGTTCGTAAATTCTTACTGGTTCAATTCTATAGACTCCAGCTGGTGAGGTGTACGATCCTGTATATATACTTGTGCCACTCCACCCTCTTGTATAGGTTATTTGGTTATATGTTGGGTTAAGAGCATATGGTTGTATGTTTGTTATTTTTAATACTTCATTTGAAAATACCCCACCGACAGTTGCTTCTTTATCTATCCTCACCAAATCTCCTACTACTAATTGAGGGGAAGTTGTATTAAATGATTGCGTTGTTATAAGTACAGTTGAGCCTGTTGGAGTTAATACTGCCTGTAGATTTACTGATGGTAGCTCAGGCACTCCATAAGTAGGTAAAGCTTCTTTTCCGGTTTGTAGATACCTTGTGTATATAGGATTGCTAATTGATTGTGACTGTACTTGCGAGTCCGTTATACTTGGTACGTAATAAATTCCTTCAAAAGAACTCCCTAGTACTGCTGCTTCTATCGTACCGTAATTAGTGCTATTTGTTTTACTTCCTTCATACCTTGCATTAATCCATCCGGTATCCGATAATAGGCTATCTTGTACGTAAGCTCTCGTAGTGCTTCCTGCTTGTAATATATAACTTGACTGCTGTTGTGTTTCTGCGTTTCCTTGCAATACGTTATATGGACTTGAATTAAAGGTTGCAGCCTCTACTCCGGGTAATAGTAATACTACACCACTTGGTACTGTATTATCTCCTATTGTAGAGATTACCTGCGGTTCTACTATAAAGAAGAAGTATGTGAATCCATTACTGGTCTGCAAACTACTTTCCACTACTGTTAGCGTTACTGTCAGTGTTTCATCTACCGGTAGTATTATTTGCTCTAACTGTTCTAAATAAGCTTGTACATATGTTAGTTCTAAGTCATACACAGGTACAGTTAGTCCTAATACTGTGTAAGGCTCTGTTTCTGTTACCCATATGTTTATTCCGTAGGTAGCTTGGGATGCTACTAGTAAGAACTCTTGTTGTGTCATATTTTCTATTTTGTTTTATGGAAGTGACGGAGGCAGTGTATTACAGTCTACATACCCTCCGTTTGATGGGCATAGCTGTATTGTCTGTAATCCTCCTCCTGTTCCTACTGGCACGTAAACATAGTTATACTCTGTTATCGTTACTCTTCTTATACAGCTTTCGCTATTACGAGCTTCTATCACAATGAAGTCTCCTGCATAACCTGCTGGTATACTCCAATTTACTCCTGCTACAGATATTGTTTGTTGGTCTGTAGTTGTTGCGTAAAGTATAACGGTATACACTGTTCCTGGTATTTCGTTGATAAAGTAATCACTTAATATTAATGGCTGTTCATTTGTACTTACATTATATACTAACTTACCGGTAACTGCCTGTAGTATACATGTGTCTACACTAACAGTCTTTGTTATATTGCATATTCCTCCTAATTGCGGATCATTTACCGTTATAGTTGCAGTTGTTACCGCATTTGGAAATTGATAGAAGTTTTGTTGGTTGTAGGTATATGGTGTGAAGGTTGCTATTGGTGTTGGTGAATTTGCTGGTATGTATACTGCATAGTCTATTGTCTGATCTGGGTGTATTTCAAACCAAGTGTTTAAGTTTACAACAGCATTCGGTGCTACAGATGATGTTAGCTGTCCTGATAGTGTAAGTGATAGGCTACATGTTCCATAAATTACATTTACTACATCTACACACTCTTCTGTATCTTCTGGTAGTATTCCATTACTTGCAGTCATATAGATGCTTTGGTATTGGCTATATCCTGAGTAGGATACTGGCATGGTAGGATATATGACTTCTCCTGCTGGGTTGGAAGAAGTGTATACTGTTGTTGCTAGTAGTCCATTATCAAAAAAGTAAGTAGGGGGATAAGTTGCAGTACTTGATGTTACGTACCTTATGTCTATGCTATCTGGGTCAAATATACATATATTCGGTACCGTCCATACTCGTATGTTATAGCTATAATCAACTATAAGCGGTTGTTTATATGGATTGTCTTCATTCCACTCTCCATTTGATACTAGTATACCACTATTTGCTAATTCACCATTAAATTTAGGTTGCTCGTTTAAGTTATCAGTAATGCTTCCTATTCCAAAAGGTGTTTGTACTCTTGTTGTGTACCCTGTAATATAGTCATCATTTGCTCCAAAAGATCTTGCATTTGATCCTGTAATAAATGCTGTATCTATTGATCCTGAGTATTCCGGTTGTGTTACTTCTACTTGTACTGATTTAGCTTTTGATCTGTTTAATAAATTTGGCTTAATGATAATACCTGTATCTGCAACTGCTCTAGCTGGGATAAAATCCTTAATCATCTTAAAGATTATATTATCAAAGAACTTAATCAATCTTACATAGTCTTGTAGGTTATATTGAGTTAAGTCCCCGAGTATATTCTGTGCTTGTAGATCTAGTCCTTCATACCTATCCATGTACAGGTTTCTTGGATCTCCTATGTACTCGTCAATATTAAAGTTTGATAGAGAACCTGTGGCGAGAGAAGCTGATACTATAAAATTATCTATATTATCTGTAGGAGAAAACCCTACTTCTATACTGTGTAAATCATCTGTATATTTTGCATCTCTCTTTATTATTGAAGTGTTAGTTGATAGAGTGTTTCCGGCTATGATACTTCCTGTATGATCTAATCTTATTTTATCTAAAGAACTAGTATAATATGTAGAATCCCCGTAGAAAGGCAGTTCTTCTGTATTTCTTCCTCCGTATGTCTTAATTTTTAATATTTCTGAAGGGATTCCAAAGCAATTAATTAGTGCTCTTAAACCTCTCTCTGTCCCTTTTGATTTAATTAATAAAGGAAGATTGTGGTATATTCGTTTTTGAATTTCCTTTTCGTAGTTATTATACGAGGATGGTTGAATAGGAGTATTTGATCCTGTTAGAGATCCTGTAATGTAGTTAGTTATCACCTCACTACCTGTTTGGTAAGCTTGTCCTATAATAGTGGTAAATAAGTCTTGTATAGAATTATTTGATGTATAGAGTTTTACTCCAAAATTCTTTAAAGCTTCTGCTACTAAGTCTTTTGATATTCCAAAGCCTATTCTATTATCAGCATCGTATTTATCTGTTACTGCTTTTGAGTATAGCCATAAGTTATCGAAATGCTGTCCTACCATGAATACGAAAGTTAGATAGTTTTGATTACTAGCGTCGTCTCGTAAGTATGTCGGTATACTCTGAATTAATGAGTTATAGTTTGTATTATCGTAGTTAATTGCATCAGTAATTTGACTTGTATACCAACTTATTGCCTCTGCATCTGTGCTTATTTTATTTGTATATGGCTTTGTTGTACCTGTTTTTGGCCAAGAATCGCTTCCAGATTCATAATATAGAAATCTTTCGTATTGATCAAAATTACTAATAACTCCAGTTAGTTGTTTTTCGTAAAACAATCTACTTCCTGATATTCCTTGAAGACCTGTTGTTGCGTTTGATCCAGATGCAATACTTTGAGAGTAACTTGCTATTAAATCTAATTTATATTTAAAATTCAACAATCTCTCTTGTGCGGATGAGAAATGTATAAAGTTACTGAAATTAGAAAAGTCTATACTAATATCTACTCCTTTTTCACTTATTGCAGTATATATTTCACTATTACTATTATTTATTGGATAACTAAGAAGTTCATCATAGGTATAGTATCCCGTAGGTACTACGCTTTCATCTGCTATCTCAATATTAAAATTTGGAGATCTTAAGGTTGGTACTGGGTCTGGTGCTATTATAAACTCTGAATCTACTTCATAAGCAACAGAGTCTGATACTACCTCAACTATGCTTAATACACTCTTTACTCTATAGTTTATTGGAAGTGGTTCATATAGCTTTACTACAACTACTTTTTCATCCCCTAAAGTTAGGGTATCTATATTTGTTGCAATAAATAAGTCGTTATTCTTAAAATCTAACCTAAATCCTGTAAAGTATGATTGACTCTGTAATCTACTTTTAATGGCAGAGGTTAGGGATGTAAGTTCTTCTGCTGTTAGGCTTAAGGTTGATAGACTTACCTCTGTCCTATCTTGTGATATTTCTTGTATATAAAAATCTACTGTACTCCTATCTGGGGTGTATAGGTCATCTAGAAAGTGGTAGAGCAATTTTACTCCTCCATTCTCATATCCGTATGCTTTACTGTCTGCAATAGGATCAATAGTTAATACCGATGCTCCTGTTTGCCCTGCAGATTGTGCGTTTCCTAATTGAGTAAATCTTGTATAATCGTATATGCTTTCTAGAAGTTCATCTGATAGTGATAAAATATGTAGTTGAGCACTGTTTTTTGTTGGATCAAATACACTATTAATCTGAAAGGAACTTATTAATTCCTTATCCTCTTGTGAGTACTGTTCAAATCCTTCTATATTCTCAGGAATCTCTTGATTAACTGTGTATATGATATCTGCCATTTACGTTATATTTGTTTCTAGGGTAAGTATTTGTTGATTTAATCCTAGGTTTTCTTGTCTTAATTGTGCTATTTCGTCTAATAAAGGTTGAATATCCTCTGTAACTCTGTCAAAAGTTACTAATTCCGAGCTTTTTTTTATTAAATACTCGTGAGAATCTGTATCTCCTGTAACATCTATTACATAATACAGTTTTTCATACAGCCTAAACAATTCTTCAGGTGTATCTGTGTCTTCTTCTGGAATTGGTTGAACAAATGTCCTAAACGTACTATCTACTACCTTATTAAACTCTACCGTACTAAAAACTGTCTTCTGAATGTTTATATCATTACCCATTTCTTACTACTTTAAATACGTTTTGATTATCTACTACTGTAGTACTTCCATCTAGAGTTGTCTTTACCAATATACGGTAATATCTCTCAGGTTGCAAACCATCCATATATACATCAAAAAATGCTCCATTTGAATCACAACTTATTTTTGTAAATTTAGTATCAAAGTCAACGACCATCTCTTCTGTATTCTCATCTCTTAATCCCCAGTATGAAGCGGAAGGTAGTGCGTAGTTGGTTAAATATGCGGATGATGTTGTGAAAGATCTTACCGGGTATTTAGGTCTTGCAGATACTCTAAATCTCTGTTTCCCATTATCTACATATTTACCTTTATTATTTGTTAGGTTTACTATTGCTTGACTATTTGAAAGAATAGTAAGGGATCCTGTACTGTATGTGCTATCATCCCATTTGAACTCTAAGAATGGAGGATAAATTGTATTTGTGTCTACGCCGTAGTATTTTAATCTTATAGAGGAGGTTGTATTATATTCTAGATCATTAGAGAGTTTTACGATAAACCCATTATTCCCTATTGTTCCTGAATTAAATAGCTTGATCGCTTCTGTTACATTTATATCTACATCGTTGGTTGAGTTAAGAGTATGTGATTGTGTAAATTCTAAATTGATGCCAGCAGACCCTGTATACCAAGTCCCTCCTCCTGCTACTGTTCCTGCTTTATAAGAACCTGTTACGCCTGTAGAAAATAATGCTGTTGTCCACGCTCCTGTTTCTCCAGCCAATCTATACTGCCAGGAAACTCCAGTTGTATTTACTGGTACATCCCCAAATTTTCCTACTCCGCCATCCCATGTACCTGATACTGGATATGCATATAGTGAATAATTTACAGGGATTTCATATGCATCTGCTAAATACAGATGGAGGCTTGCACTATATGTTGCTGCTCCGATCTTACTTGCTAGTACATCCTGTATCTCACTTGTACTATACTGTACTAGTAACCGGTTTGTTTCTCCAGTATCTGCGATATCTGCATATCCTCCTATTTCAATTATTTCATCCTTTCCAGCGTTACCTGTTGGTACTTCTGTTGATATAAATGTATCCTTTTCAGGGAATATTCTGTATACTGCCATGTTATAGTGTTGTTATTCTTCCTTTAATATCTGTATCTGGGTATTTTATTTCGAATATACACGGATCGTATGATGGGTATACTATGTTATTTCTAGTTGCTCCCTGTATATCGTATGCATACTGTGAATATGTACCTCCTACATTGTTGTATACTTCTATATTTTGTACTGTTTGAACTCCTTTTTCTTGATCTAAAAGTGTGTATATACTTGATAGGTTTATTGGTTGATTTATGTTCCACTTAGTTATGTCAAAATAGTCTTTTAGTCTAGTTGTACAAGCAAGTAGTACGTCTCTTCCTGAGAAATTAGGTTTTATTATTATATCAAAATTTATACCTATGTTTACTATAAATGCGTCTTTTATGTTGATTGCATCTGTAATCATCATATACTCTGCTAGATAGTTTTTTAAATTCTTTTGTAGTGTTTCTGTTGTATTAGTTAAGTTTTTGTTATTATCATACGCTAATGTATATAACGATATTGATAACGGATTACTGTCTACTATACTATCTGTTGAGCTATTCGGGTTTGTCAGTTGATCTTGAGTTGGATACACCTTTGCAATAGATCCGTATTTAGAATCCATTGATAAAGCTCTAACTGTATAATCCTGTAAAGATACTGCTCTCCCTTGTTCATTAAAAGCTCTCAGTGAATTTTCTCTTAACTCATCTACTGTATCTCCATCCCTTCCTCCTACTGCAGCTTGTATATTATTAAAGGTAACTGTTGTTAGTTCAGTCGGAGATATGGTTCCTATTGCATTTGTAACCTGTCCACCGTATCCTACTAATGTGTTAATAGTGTTTGCAGGAGCATTTGCTCCAACTCCTCCTCCTACTAAGTACCTGATTGTTAATGTTGTATTTGAAGGTGCAAGTCCGTAAGATTTAGTTGATAAAAAATTTGAAGGATCGTATGCGTAGCTTATCCTCGAGATCCCTTGTGAGTTTCCTAAACCTACATTTGTAGGGTCTGGTGTTAGTATTGAATCATCTTGACCTGTTATTCCTGCTCCAAATTGAATTTGTAAGTCTCCTGTTGAGGTAAATCTTGTTACAAATCTTCTAGGAACTCTCTGCAGTGTTAGACTGTATGGGGCAACTTGTTTATCTGGATCTGTATTTGGATCGTCTACAAAGACTGTGTCTTGTCCTAGAAAGGGAACTTCGTACCAGAGTGTATTACCTGAGTTTTCTGTTATTGAAAGGACTCCTACTATATTTGTATCACTAATCGTTATTGTTTTAAACTTCTCTACTGAGGTTACTATCTCGTTAACAGTTTTAATTTCTCCTGAGATAGCTTTAGCTGTCTTAGTTAATCTAAAGGTCAATGGCTCCCCTACTCCGTTTAAGGTTTCTACACCTATTGCCGTATTATCGTAGGAGCTTGAATAGGTAAAGTCTATAGGTTTTTCTATATAAAAATTTACTTGTTCAGAATTTGTAGACCTTAGCCTAGTACCTCCTGGCATTTTTAACGCTTGATTCCAGTTAGGTTCTCCTGCTGTGGCTCCAACGAGATGTGTTACCTCTATGTCGACTCCTGAGGGAGTTGTTATTTTAGGGCGATACCCCATCATATAGGCAAGGTTGTAGAGGTTTGCTGGGTTCTTACTATACTGTATGTATGTTTCCTGCAGTTGTGTATCTTGATAAAAAGATAGTATATCTCCTACGTAAGCAGCCATTTCAATAAACATCATACCAGGTGATGTTGGAGAGAAATCGTTGTAAGAATCTGGAAAGTAGTTCTTAGCGTATTCAACTAGCTGAGTTTTGAAGTCTCCAAAATCTCTATTTACATATTTTATATCTCTATCTTGAGCCATTATTGTTCAAAATTAATTACTAATTCGTCTTGTATGTTTGTTTGGAGTAGTCTATATTTCATGAATACTGTAACTGTATTTATATCTTGACTGTATTCTGTTACTATCTCCTGTATTTCTACGTTCGGAAACCATTCAGCTACTCCTTGTCTAACTACGTAGTTTATTTCCTCCCTTTTATCTTCTGTCATTTGATCAAAAAGCAATCTTCTTAATCCAGCTCCTAGATTTGGATTTAAGAACCTCTCTCCTTTTTCCGTAAGAAAATAGTTTATTAAGTTTGATTTTAACGCATCTTTTGTAGTATATGTGGACGTAAAGACACTAGTAGAGCTGAAGGGTAGTGATACCCCTATTGCTTTCCTAGGCTGTAAGTCTAGTGGATTTATTTGCTGTACGTTAAATGCCATTATCCTCCGAATCTTTGTTTATCTTTTGCTACTGATGCTTTGTAGATATCCCCTGCTCTCATCATAAAATCAAATTGAGATATGTCTAATCCCGGTTCAGGACCTGGTCTGAGATGGTCTGCTGATTGCATTCCTAATCCAGGTGCTTGTACCATATCTGATGTTGCGCTTACTAAGTTTTGATACTCTCCTTGAGTCATTGAGTATTTTGTTTCGTTCATTAAGTCCGTTATAGGATTTCCTGTAGGAATCGGTCTTGCTACTGTAGGTTTATATTCTGCATATTTTGTTACAGTTTGCTTTGGTACTTGTACAGGTTTTGCATCTTCAGAAAGAATTATTGCTAATTCTTCTCGAACTGCTTCTCTTACTGCTTCTTTAATTAGTTTTTTTAATAAGTCTAACTTCATATTAATAAATAGTTTTGTTATATAAATCGATTATCTATTTTAAACTTCAACTCATCCAGTAGTACTTGTGTGTCTGAACTAAAGGAAGATTCTCCTCTTAGTTTTACAGTACCTCCTCTATCTAGTGCTATTGCATACCTCCTTGGAGCTATTGTAGGTGAGTTAGGATCTACTACTATTGCTAATGTATAACCCTGGTATTGGTAGTTAGGGTCTACATTACCTTGAGCATCTGTTGGGGTACCTTCTGTTCCAGTATTTTCAGGTGGTTGAGCGTTAGCCAGTATTTGTACTAAGTCTGCTGGTTGATTTAGGCTACATTGTTCTATTGCTATGTCTATTGAATTCAACCTATTTTTTAAGTTTACTATTACCGGGTTAACTGTATCAATTACCCCTGTTATTGCTGCTGCTTCACCCAGTAGTCTATCTACCGTTTTATTTAACTTAACTAACGAATTACTATACTTAGTTAATACACTAGTCGGGATACCTACACCTCCTCCAGGAGGTATTATTGCTGTAGGTATAGGAATAGATGTAATTATTTTTATTGCTGTGTTGACAATCTGTACTGTTGCTGTTAACTTACTTGCTATACCTGAATATTTACCTATTCTTTTTTCAAAACTTGTTAGGTGATTTATTAAAGTATTTCGTATCTTTATAATTTTTTGTAGTTCTTTTGCATTTGGACATTCATTTACAAACTTACTCAACATTGAGAGTACTTGTGTCTGTATTTGAGCCACTATTTTTCCCCTTAAACCTCCTACTTGAGAAGCTGCAACTGCTGCTATTCCTCCTTTTACTCCTGCTGCTTTAAAAACTGCTCGAGTTTCCTTTATCTTTTGTTGTAACGCTTTTGCTTTACGTATTGTATCTTCTGCTTTCTTTTTTGCAGCCTCTACTCTTGCTTTTGTTTCTTCAAACTTCTTCTGAGCTTCTCTAGCTTTTGCTATTGATGACTGTATCTGTTGTGGATCTATTGCCATTACTCTGTAAATACTTTTTTAGATTGAAATAATATTATTTGAGTTTTTAAAGATTTTACTACTGCACCTAATTCAGGGCCTGCAGCATTTAACTGTGTTACCGGTCCTCCAGTTATTGATGCTGCCGAAGTCATAGCTATTGCTACGCTTTCTAATGTATCTAATAGACTTGTTAACCAGTTTTCTAGCTGAATACCTAATACTAATGGTTCTTTTGAACTTGCTGTTCTAGCTGCTTTTCCTAAGTATATCTTTTTAGAGTCAATACATGCGTAATCTTTTGCATCAAAATTTAAAGTTCTAGCATTAAGTCCTATGGATTCTTTTGCTGATATGAATGCTGAGTCTTCTTTTGCATTAAAGAAAAGTCTACCTCCATTTACTATTACCTGATTCCCGACATATTGATCTGAACCTAGTGGCTGTATATCGTAAGAGTCTCTTTTAGTGGTTATTGCTTTTAAGTCGGACTTATGATCGGATAGTAGGTATATTGAATTATAATCTTGATTTACATCTTCCTCAATAGGAGTATCTCCTTCATCAGTCTTAACTTGCCCGTTACTTATGAGTACGATAGGTTTTCCATCATTACTGCTGTCTATATTCTTAGACTGAGTACCTTTAAATCCTCCTAGCCTTATTGATTGTCCTAATCTACCTTCTAATAAAGTATCTCCAGGATTAGCTTGAAGAGGATTAATTGTTGCTTTCTCTTCCTGACCTCCTATTAGTCTATCTCCCCAATCTTGCTGTTTTGTATCGGGTATTGCATTATGATGTGGATGGTTCCATACATTTACTATTCTACCCCAGTACATGATTTTTCCAGAGGTTGCGTTTGCCCCTAGTGCCGGTACTATCTCTACTAATTCTCCTGCCATAGGTATTACTCTTATTGAAGCATTTCCTTGTTTTGCAAAGAGTACTGTACCGATTATCCCTGTATCATTTGATTCGTCTCCAGGTGTTTTAGGTATTCTATAAAAAACCCCATTTAACATAGAAGAATCCTTACAGTCCGGGTCAGAGAGAGATAGAACAGTTTTCACGACTCTGCCGTATACTGCTCCTTTTCCTTTTTTACTTCCGCCACCTGCTTTCGATCCTACTCTTGCTGTTAAGTGTGATTTATATGCCATTACTCGTCTTTTTTATCTAATTGCTTACCTAGCTCCTCACTCTGTTCCATTAGTTTTGCAAGCTCTTCTGGGTTGAAGTAGTCTGATTCTGATCCTTTTGCTCCTCCGTCAAACCTCTGTACTAGAGCTACCATTTTTATTAAATGCTCATCATTCTTTACTCCTACCTCTAAATACTCCTTAATCATAGGAACTACTAATGTAGCATCCCCTATATTTTCTACAAGAGGTTTTAGCTCTGCAATTAATGCATTGACTTGCTTTGATTTATTCTTTGAATTATCGTAAATTTCCTTTAATACATCGGAAACCGTCTTATTTCCGAAAATTGTAGTTTCTAATCCCATAGTATCTTTATTATATAAATATCCGGAGATACTTTATTGAATAGTTATTCCTACTGCTTGGTACGAATTATGTAAACTATAGAACTCCTCTTTAAGTCTTGAGATTACCCTTGTAAGAGTAGGAGTTTCACAATCAGTCATCTCTCTTATGTAGATGTATAGTGCTTTTTTTCCAAAAATCTCTAAGTCCTGTCGTGATTTAAAAAGGGTTAGTATTGCATCTGCTACTTTCTGATCTTGCTCCTTAGGAAATAGTTCTTCCATATTACTATAACTTTTCTCTACAAAAAGATTTACTACTACGGTAAGCGGGATACTTCTACCTACTTCCTGTAGTCCATAGCCTTCATAGGAATCTTCCATCTCTTCAAAAGACCCTATCTGCTTTAATTTCTTGTAATTTCGGGTATTATAGTTAATAAGCCACCTCTTTACTATTGTTTGAAAATATGAAAATGCTTTAGCACCATTCGTACTATCAAACCTATGTAACTTATCTTCGACCAACATGCTTACTACGTCTAATTTTAAATCTTCTACAGTATTTACATCTAAGTAGTAAAATTTAAAAGTATGTATAATATTCTCTGATAGCTTATAAAGCGGTATGTAAATTTCTTTTTTAAATATCTTATCTCTATAAATAGGATCAGAGGATGCGTTATATCTTACGATTGCATCCTCTGTTTCCTGTGTGAAATAGTAGTTGTCTTTATTCTGTGGTTTCGCCATAATTCTTTGGAAGGCGGTAAGTATTTATAGTTGCTTGTATTTCTTTCATAAAGTTAAAAAAAACTCCTACTTCATCATCTGACCTAAATGCCCCTTTTTCATCTAATTGTTCTATGTATATTTTCGATTCTTCTATAAGATACGAGACATTTCGCAAATACCCTACTTGGTATTTTAATATCTCTTCCTGCTTAGTTACCTTTCTATTCAAGTTAAAAATTACATATGCACTTACTAGTACTAAGAAACATAAAACCCCTACTAAAACTCCCATACCTTTTTTTATTATATTAATTAATTGACTGCAGATACCTATCGTACTCTACCTTTGAAGCTAGTAAATCTGCTTGATGAAGAATGTATACTATATTTGTTCTAAATTTAGAATCTGGACTAAAGGATATGTAGTATGATTTGTTTGAATCATCATATAATCCGTCATGTAGTTTTATAGCTAAATACTCTTTCTCTGATAAAGGAATACTGTATAGTTGAAGTAAGTATAAGGATCTATCCTGGATAGCCATATAACTTATATCTTTATTTATTTTATACTCTTCTCCTAGTTTTTCTTTTCTCCAATTATCAGTCTGAGGTAGGTACATAGGACTATCTTTAATTCCTACTTTACCTAAGTCATGATTAAGAGCTGAAAATACTAGTTCTTCTTCTGTAAAATCTATTACAGCTCCCATATCCTGCCATAACTGACTAGTTTTCAAAGCACTTTGAACCACTCTATTAACGTGATCTATATACCCTCCAGCAAAAGCATTGTGAAGGGTGTGTTTAGTAGAAGCAGGAGACATTATTAACTGTTCAGATAGTAAATCGTAAAGAGCTAGTAATTTATCTTTCCTCTCTCCTTTAATAAAAGTATTAACTATCTTGAGATGTCTCTCCCAATTCTTTTCTATTTCCTCTGCAGAGATATTCATTAATCTTGATGCTCTGTATTTAGTAGAGTTCTTAAATCTCCTATTTTCTCTAATAATACCTCTACCAAGCCATATGCTGTATCTAATTCATTTCTATGAATATTGTATCCCATGCTTTTTACTTCTGCTTCAAATCTTTCTAATTTTTCTACAAATAAATTCTTGTTTCTCATTTTTATTTAATTTTTTATTTTTATAAAGTTTTTTTATTTTACTTTATTATTAATACTTATAGAGGTAAGGTATGAACTTTTTTTTTGGGAAACAACTCTTGTAACTATACCCTCTATTTCCGCGCAAGATTTATATATAGATACTCTTTTAATAGCTAATAGGGTTACCTATTTGAAACAAAGCCCCAACCTCCCTTACTTTATCAAACGCTTCAAAAGGATCTAAAGTAAAAAATTCCCTAGAATTACCCCTATCGGAAGAAACCCTCTGTTGTGCAAAGAATTTATGTACTATCTGCTCTACTCTATAGGCAGTTCCTTTCTTAACAGGAAGTGCAAATTTTGGAACCCACTCCTCCACCGTCGCTGTAGCGTTTATCGCTGTCGCTCTCCTATGAACATCATGAATGGTCATTCCTATCTTAACCAAGTCAGGATACCCCGGATTAACAAGGATATAGATGTATTCTACATCATCTTTAGTTGTACTTTTTATTTTGCTATTTTCCACACCATATAGGTATCTCCAGGAATGTGTATTAGTTACTACATCTACAATACCTTCTTCAACCTCTATGGTATATTTTGCAGAAAGGAAGTTAAGGAGTTTATCTGGGGATATATGAGGATATTTAGCCAGTAGGGTGTTGAAGTTATCTCTCCACCATTTTCCTCCCTCTTTAAGAATAGGAAGAGACTCTGGCGAGGCATCCACTATTGTGATATCTCCTGCTAATTCTAAAGCCTTAGCCATAGTAAGGTTTATTTTTTCTCGATACATATATTCTTTTACTTTTTATTATTTTTTACAAACTCAACAATCAAAAGTATAAGAACAAGAGGCCAGATAAAAACGCAAGAAAGAATCTCCGGTAAATTAAACGGTTCACTTGAGTTCATCTCGCGAATACTCATATCAAGTAATATGGTAAAAACAAGCCCTATGCCAATGTAGTATGTAAGGAAGTCTATCATTATTAAAAATTTCCGTTAATATAATCCTGTACCAAGGTAGAGATAACCGTCGGCCAGAATAAGGCAACAACTATTATATCTTTAAGAGAAAAAGGAGGACTTACCTTGATAACTCTGATAGAGATATCAACAACTAGAGAAAGAATTACACCTGTTACTAAGTAGTACTGAAGTAAATTTAAAATTAAAGTTTCCATGACCTTTATTGTTTAGTTGATTACTATACCTAAATATACGAATAAATAGTATTTCTAGCAACTATTTTTTAAAGAAAAGTTGGTAAAACTTAAAAATAACTGAACATTTTTCATAAAATTCTTTTTCTTGGTAGTAATCTAGTAGAGATTGTAAGGATATCGCAATATTTTCGAGACCTAGTTCATCGGAGAGTGATTCTACTGTATCTGACTGTATCTCCTCAACCCTATGCAGGATATTGTATAAGCTATTAAAGTGCTCTAGTTTTATAGAATCGCACAAGGAGAGACGCTCTTCTGTAAGATTAATCTTTTTACTACTATAAGCCATATCCAATATGTGGAAGTATTCTACTCCTTTTATTACTTTACAAAATAAGGTAAAAGAGGTATCTGGAGAGAGTATAGGGGTAGCATCTAGGTATTCACCTACTGGAAATATATCAAAAAGGCCGTTGGTGTTAAGTTTCTTCATCCTATATAAATATATATCTTTCTTATAACTAAAAATTTTCCGGAAAAAATCCCTTAGGTAGTTGGAAAGTCGACTGAAATGTTCTATATTAAATATAAGAAGTAAAAGTTCATAGAAAAACATAAGAGGTAGGTTAGGGGTATAGGTGGTAACTTATGCTTGAAGTAAAGCAGTTATGTAGATCAAACTTGAGAAGGAGGACACCTGGAGAGTGGTTGAGGAAATCTCTGTACAGATAATAATGTAGGGAGAGGACTAGGTACACTTTCAAACAACATCTTTCATAAAGCTATATAATTTATATAAATATATACCCCCATACCTCAATTTTCATCAGAAATATACTTCTCTATGTGGGGCAGGATACCCGAGTGGATACCCGTTGAGGGAAATAAACGATCAGTGTTCTCTAACCTTGCTGTCACCTTGACCTCACCTTGACCACCTTCCAAAAAAAAAGAGAGTCGTTAGACTCTCTCTTAAATACTAAAACCTAAATTGAACAATTGCAAGAAGGATCATCACAGTGGTGAGATTGTAATTCAGGATCTTGTTCTCTATCTTCGATACTAAACCCTGCTCCATCATATTGTGGTCCTTGATCTACAAATTCTACTAAATCTTCAAACCTATATTTAACTACTACCTTTTTATTCATTACAAAGGTAAAACCTGTAAAGCCTGTTCTACCAATCTTCAATACATTGCAATGATGGCCTTTGAATAATACTTCATCATCTACAGAAGATCTAGACTCTTTCATTATACACTCATCGTAGAAAAAAGTCTGAGCACCTTTGTAAGTTAAACCTTTTACTTTAAAACTTACTCCTTTTAAAAATTGTTCTTTTGTCATATTGTTTATCTTTTTAATTATTGATACCTAAATATAAGAATTAAATCTGAGACTAACAACTCTTTGAATAACTTTCTTCCTGTTCTTTTTCTCGATACAAATACTTAAAATCATCTTCTCTTAGATCAGAAATCGTCTCTTCTTCATCTACAAAAGTAAACCATCTATTATCAAACATTGATCTTCTAACCGAAGTAACTTCTACTTCCTTACCTGACTCTTTATTGATATAAATCTTTCTCATAACTCTTTATCTTTTTAATTATTGATACCTAAATATAAGAACTATTCTCCAGAATGGCAACTCTTTGATAACAAATATTTGAATATATCTCTGTCACTAATCTCTTGTGAACTTAATACTTCATCACAGAATTGTCTAATGATATCGAACTGTTGATCAGAAGAAGGTGTTGATAAAATAATGACTCCATTAGTACTCATCAAGCATTGATAACCATCTTGTGATTGTAATCCTACTAGATCAATTCCTGACTTATGATGATAATTTACTGCAAATACTTCTACAACTAATCCTTTTTGAAAGGCTTCATTTACTCTTTGATTTGTAAATCCCATCTCAACAAACATAGCATCGTATGTTGAATATGTGTTACCTGGATGTACTACTTGAACTTTATCTCCTACTTTAATTTTTTTCATACTCCTAATATTTTTAAAGATTTAATATCTACTGAAACTAATTTATTCTCCTTTGTCTTTAGTATTGCTTCATCGTTCTGATCAAACATCTCAACTAATATTCCAACAATTGTCTTTCCAAAGAACTTATCTACTCCCTGATAAACTACCCCTATCATAGGAGAAGATGTCTTAGACACCTTCCTCCCTTTTCCTTTCCACTTATTATATAGTTCAGACATTTAGATTACTTCTTCTAACTTCTCTTGAACATTCTCTAATGCTATTTTGTATCCAAAGTTAATAGCCATTTGCATTAGAATAATATCCATTGACCCTCCATTAGCTTTTGCAAATGATTCTAGATCTTCTCTAGTGTTTGGAGTTGCTACAATACCTCTGTTCATTTTAAATAATTCTCTTTCTAAAAACTCTTTTAAATCTGTCATAATGTTTTGTTTTTAATTATTGATTAATTAATTTTGATACCTAAATATACGAACTATAATCTAATTGAGCAACTTTATTTACAATTCATTTTCCTCTTCTTCTTCATCTACTATCTCTGTAAAATCACTGAAGTTATTCTCTAAAGCTTCTCTAATACTATCAACATTAACTGGAACTCCTACAACTTCAATTCTATGATTATAATCAATCTCTAATTCAGCTGAATCTAAATCTAGAAAATCTCTTTCATTATTTTCAATCCAACTAATAGTCTTGTCAATTGCTCTTTCAAGATCTTCTGGAGTAAAAACTCTTGACTTTCTTTCTTCAATTGAATTGATAAGAAACAATACATCTTCTTTTGAGAAGATTGAACTAACTGAACTTTGAACTTGAGCGATAACATTTTGTTTTGTACATTTCATAACTGTTTGTTTTTAATTATTGATTAATTAATTTTGATACCTAAATATATGAATTATAATTGTAACTAGCAACTTTCTACTAATCTTTTTTCAGTAACTAATTCATAAGAAGTTCCTGAATATCCATTTGCAGCAGAGTTATTTGTAGC